AGTTATTCAAGAGAGTGAATACTTGGTTAGCATAGACCTGAATATAGCCATGCTTCTTCTCAACCTCGAAAATGACAAAATCCTGCTCGCCGTGTAGATCATCAGCAGTCAAGAAAGTTTCTTCTCTCAACCGTTGCCATAAAATGTTGTTAGTAGGGAATTTGAATATTAATTGATAGGTGCTATTTGCTTCTTGTGTGATGTTATCATCGTACGCGGCATTAAGAGGAATATTCCCTTCTGTTAAGTAAATCATACTCGATACCTCCAATTAGGACGAATAGTCACCTTGCGTACATTACCAGTAAATGTCACACCATTACTACCAACAGGTATTTCAAAAAATCCTCCACGTTTTCTAAGAGTGTTCTGCACTGTCCCACTGGCATTAAAGATATTTTGTTTTCCTTGCCTGCAATCGATTGTAGTTTTTGTATTTACAGTCAGATACATGGTCTTATTGCCAATTGTAAGTGATACATCCCCATCGCCCTCAATCTCGATGATAGGCTCTGAATAGACCGTACCGATATTATCAATCGTTCCAGCGCTTGTTAATACGACTGGTGCGATATTCTTCGGATATCTGAACGGTTGCATGTCTAACTTGATTTCTAAATTCCAAGCATCATTTCCAAAAGGTTTATAACTAGCATTCACAAAGTTAGCATAAAACAATGAGCCAAGCTGATAGCTAAATTCCAAAACATTATCATTCGATTGAAACTTATCAAGAATACTTTCAATATCAACCATTTTTTTAACGTAGAGAGTGAAGGGCCTTTCGTAACTGTCGAAAGAACCATCTAACACACGGTAACTACCATTAACTCCATAAAGAGTTGCCTTCTCTCCTTTTGGCGTAGCCGCCTCCACCTTCCCAAAGTCAGTCACAACACAATTAGGAAGGGTTGATGTGTTAAAACCATTGATAATCATATAATCCATTAGATTCCCTCCCTTGCATAAATTGCACCATGTTGTTCATAGGTTTTAAGAGAGATAATGTCATTGTCCAGATAAACATCTGACGATTTTTCAAGGATAGCAGTAAGGATTCTCTCCATACTTGCTCTCAGATTCGCTATTTCAGAAACGGTTTTACTCTCATGGGCCTCAAATTGGTTTGCCGGCATAGCCAATTGTGTCTCAAGGGTTTTAGTAAGGGATACAGAGGAATTAAAATCCAGGGTATCTTCTGAAAATACATCTGAAATTTCATCAGCCATTCCTCCGACCGTTTGTTTTACATCCTTAAATTGGTCTTGTAATCCTTGGTCTAACCCTTCCATGATAGCGTTACCTGCTGGAATCAAGAGTTTGCGGTCATATTCGATTGGACCTTTATGGTCTCGAATCCAGTTCGCAACTCCTCCAACGAAGTCTGTAACCGCGTTCCAGGCAGCTTTCAAACCTCCAAGGAAACCATCCATAATAGCTCGCCCAGCACCAGCTAAATCAATATTCCACAATCCATCAAATATTCCAGTGATTCCAGAAACTAAACTATCAACGGCATTAGACATTGCATCCCATGCGGCTTGCGCTCCAGATACTAAGCCATCGATAATCCCTTGAACTCCAGAAACTAATCCGTTCCAACCTGCAATAGCTGCACCAGAAATAGCGTCCCATAGTCCACTTAAGAATTCAGCCATTCCATTAAATGCGGCTTGAACACCTCCAACAATTGCGCTTACTGCTCCTGAAAAGATTGAAGTAATTCCGTCCCACACCATTGATATACCGTTCGAGATTCCATCCCAAATAGCACCTAAATCCGTTCCTAATTGACCGAAATTAAGTGTCACTAAATCAATGATAATTAAGATTGCTCCAAGGAATACTGATTTGATAACTTCCCATATTCCAGTGAAGTATGTAACGTATCCATCAAATACTTGAGAGATTCCTGAACTCATTCCGTTCCATAGCCCCATGAATGCATCAATAAACGGTTGAACCACTGCCATAATTGCGCCAGTGATTGCACTCCAAATGGCTGTTGCCACACTTACAATACCTTCCCAAATAGCAGTTGCAGTTTGGGCAATGTTATTCCAAGTATCAATCAAGAAACTTGAAATAGAAGTCCATGCACTCGATAGGAATTCAGTAAAACCTTGCCAAATAGCCTTGCCTGTTTCTGTTTGAGTAAAGAACCAGGTTAAAGCAGCTACTACAGCAGTAACCCCTACAATTAAGGCTGTAAATGGATTAGCGGAAACAATCGCGTTAAATACAACCATTGCACCTTTAGCAGCAGTTAACCCTGCTTTGAAATTATCAATTGCGCTCTTAACAGTGTCTACAACTTTTAAAGCGACAAAGCCTGCTGCTAATCCTGCTAACACTGCTGTTACAGAATCGACTGCGGCTGGTGTTTGGTTAATCCAATCTACAAACTGCTTAATCCAGTCAGTTACTGTGCTAATAGCACCAGTAATGCCTTCGAATGCTGTACCTAGTTCTCCTACATCTCCACTTATTCCAAGAATGCCTTTCAATTTGTCGATAAAGCCTCCAAACAAGTCACCAATACCGCCTACTGCACTCTTAATGTTTTGGAACGCTGTAGATAGGTTATTGATAATCGTTTGTGTAGTAGATTCACCGAAGATAGCTGTTAATCCTTCTTTGATGGCGAATCCTAGAACTTCCGGAATAGCTTTAACGGCATTTTTAAGCATTGGTATAAAGTTACCAAACACAAACGTTTTAACGGTTTCTTTTAACGCTTCAAGTGACGGTGTTAAGTCCTCTCCAAGTGCCATATTCCCAAGCACGTTTTGTGCTGCAGCCTTCATGGATGCGAATGAACCGGTGAATGTACTAGATGCTTCTTTTGCGGTTGTTCCAGTAATGTCTAAGTTTTCTTGAATCGCGTGGATTGCTTGATAGACGTCAGATAAGTTATTGATATCGTATTTAACTCCAGTGAGTTTCTGAGCGTCAGTAAGAAGACGTTGCATTTCTTCCTTAGTACCACCATACAGATACATATTCGCTACAATTCGCTAGATTGTAACCGTCTTTTAAAGACTGCTCTATGTCACCATAGAGATTAGACTATCTCTTATGCATTTAATGCATCCTAGCGCTTCGACTCGCTTGAGCCTACTCTACTCCATTTAAAAAGAAATCTTTTTATGTTTCGATAGTCGTTACACTTTCAAGATTAAATCTTGCTTAGCACGATATTGTCTAAGCTGCTATGCTTAGAGTTTCATCGTTTTCACTAGGTTTACCCTCGGCTATGGCTTTTCTACCGAGCTTTAAATTGTCCAACATGGTGTAGTTCTGCTTAGCAAATCCTTGATATGCGAATTGAATGCTTTCCATCGATGTACCCATCTTGTTAGCATTATCTGACATATCAATCATTGCCATGTTCGCTATTTCTGCAGCCTTACCAGTATCTCCACCAAGAGATTGTAGTAGACTTGCACTAAATCCTGTTACAGATTCCATATACGCGTTAGCAGACAAACCGGATGTTCTATACGCTTCTTTAGCGTACCCTTTAACGATATCGGCACTGCCTTTGAATAGCGTCTCAATCCCACCAAGAGACTGTTGAAGTGCTGCACCCTCGTTTAATGAAGAAGATAAGGTGTCCTTAATAACTTTCCCTATCCCGATTGCAGCAATCATCTTAGTGACTGTACCAGCAAAGCTTTTCATGAAACCTTGTCCAGCTTTATCTCCGGCACCGACTACTTCTGTTCCCATAGCCTTTTCAATCATTCCTTTGATTCCGTCAGCCGATGGGATTATCTGAA